TGGAAATAGATGAATTTATTTTATCTAGACCAAGACTTAGACAAATGTGCCGAGTACCACGTTGACAAACACATTGTGAAAATGCCTCTCGAGGCAGCGCAACTTTTGTGTACCGCTATATGGGTTGACGAAGTACTGGGATTTGTACCTCGTGCGCTTGACAAGGACGAACGAGAAGTACTAAACAGTAAGAAAGCCAAGATAAAGCATCTTCCTATGGAAGAGCGACCTCTTACCCCTTATCTGCCGATGATGTATAATCATCCCTGCACGATTTGGGTTAGGTCATCATTGGATAACTTTGAGTGGGCTCATTGTTACGCTAACGCGCTCAACGATGAGTACCACTATCGTTATGGAAAACAGCATAAATCTATCGTAGAAGTAGTAAACAAACTACCTGAACCAAAGAATATGCCTAGGCTAGGACAAACTCCTTTCCTCATGGCTATGCCTGATGAGTTGAAAAACGAAGATGATGTTATACAATCGTATCGAGATTATTATCACCTAGACAAAGCAACCTTTGCCGAGTGGAAATACAGAGATAAGCCTAGTTGGTGGAATGAAGATTACGCTGACTATGATAAGAGGATAACCAGAGTATGATAAAAGTTAAACTGGGCAAAGGAGCCCTTATGTTTAAAGAAGGAACATCAGACGAAGAAATCAATAAGAAATTATTAGAGTATTCGCAGTTTCAAGTACTAAAACGACCAATAGTGGTCAGAAAGAGCAATGGGGATGAATACCAAATGCTAAATGGAGTAAGATTAAATGGCAAAAAGCACTAAAACAAACTTTTTAGACCAACTAATAGGAGTAAAGGAACCAACAGTGGAAACAATGGAACATAGTCAAGTATTAAAACAAAACTTAGAAGCACAGATGGCAGGTGTCGAAAATGATATTGTCAATCTAAAAGCTCAACTTGCAAAGAAACAAGAATATCTAGCTAAGTTAGAGGGCGGACTGGAAGTAATAGACGAACTCACTAAGCATGATTCACATAGTTGATAATTTCTATCCAAACCCAGACGAGGTAAGAGAAAACGCATTAAGAATGTACTTCTACCCAGGTCGTAGAGGTAGAAAGATGGCATTTCCTGGAGATAGAACTATAGCTACTTTCTCAAATGAGAATAGAAATTTCATCAAGAATAGATTTGAAACAACTATTGGAAAAAAGATAACTTACTTTCCAAATAAAAACTCCAATGGAGCATTTACTCTTGGACTTAAGAAGAACAATGAGTTTCTTAATTGGATTCATCATGATTGTTCGGGATTTTTAGAGCGAACAACAGAAAGTGTTGATGGACAAGCTTGGGCTGCCGTAATTTATTTACAACCCAAAGCCGAAATTGACACAGGCACAGCACTTTTTAGAAGTAAGAAAACAGGTTTAATTACAAAGTCAGAAAAGTTAAAAATAGATAAAAACGCTGGCTTTAAAGGAGAGTGGAAAAGCAACCACGAAGATTGGGAGTTGCACACTTACGTTGGAAATGTATACAATAGATGTGTATTATATCCAGCAAACTATTGGCATGCACCACTAAATGCATCTTTCGGAACAAACAAAGAAAACGCACGATTAGTCCAAGTAGGATTTTTCGCAACAGAGAAGTAAATGACAGACTATAATAACAACAAGTTTAACGAAGATGTAGCAATGAACATGCTACAAAATCATATTATAAAGACTTATGATAGTCATTACAGTATGAATAAAATCCAGTCAACCGAGTTCATCTTCGATGCTGGTCATGGAGAAGGCTTCTGCTTAGGCAACATTATAAAGTATGCGCAGAGGTACGGAAAGAAAGATGGAAGAAACGAGCAGGACTTATTAAAGATTCTGCATTATGCAATAATTTTACTAGGGGTAGAAAATGAGAATAAAGAAGCACGAGAACTTATCGGAAGCGAATATAAGTAAAGTAATTAGTTTGCTAGAGGGCGAGAAGCCTATAACTAAAAAAGAAGCGTGTGGTATACTAAACATAGCGTATAATACCACTAGGCTTAACAAAATAATAACAGAACACAAAGAAACCATGGACTTTAGAGCGAGACGAAAGTCTCAGAACAAAGGAAAAGGTGCTAATAAACAGGAAATAAAATCTACAGTACAGATGTATCTTGATGGATTTAACATGTCTGATATAGCGAAATCACTATATAGAAGTCCTGCGTTTATTAAAGGAATTGTAGAAAGACTCGGAGTGCCTCAGAAACTCTCCATGACTGACTATGAAGGAAGAAGAAATGCTATACTACCAGATCAGTGTGTAGCAGAGGAGTTTGAGCCTAAAGAAAAAGTTTGGGCAATCAGACAAAACTATCCTGCAATAGTGGATAGAGAATTAAAACCTGAACTTGCAAAAGAAAGAGGTTTTAGAGTCTACTTAGTGTGTACCGTAGAATGTACACAAGATGACTTAAAAGATACATACTTTCCACATCTACCGTGGGCTGGTAAACAATACTGTTTAGCATCGTACGAAATGGGAAGTTTAAAACATTTACAACAATATTTGTAAAGCACTCAATAAAATGAGCATAAGGAAACAGCATGGATATATTAATAGCCTTTTGGTTATCTGGCTGGGCGATAGTTATTTGGAAGTTGGTATTCCCAGCATTTAGAATAGCTGTATTAACAGACAAGACCAATCCTGTCCTTAGGCATAAAGAATTAGTCATAGTGTCAGTGTCAGTAATGGCATTACCTTTGACTCCGTTATTAATGTTTGCCGCCTTAGATGTCGGTAGGCACAGAGAAAGGTTCATTAGGAACTTTGTATTAGGATTATTAGGATGAGCAATTATAGAGGAAGAATAGTTACTGCAATAGAAAAACTATATGAAGGTTGCATAGAAGCACACAAAATGAATATAGAAGTGTTATTAGGTTCACATGTTGGACTAGCAGAGCATGGAGATATCATTGAAACTTTAGACCAAGAAATAGGTAAGTTAGCAGAACTTGAAGATAAATTAGAATCTTTGAAAAGGAACTTCAAATGACACACAACAGAATCGACTGTGCCATTAAATTAAAAGCTTTACTTGATAAGTTGGATGAGTTGGATGGCATGGAGCTATCTCCAACTAGGAAGAAACATACAATTGAAGATTGCAAAGCATTAGCGAGGGAATTAAGTTATGAGTCAGAGTTTATATCTGGTATCAAATAAAACTAAGATTGGGGTGATTAGAAACCCCTACGAAAGAGCTGTGACTGAATATCAGAACAGTTTGAACTATATTGGTTTTGATGAATGGCTTCAAGCTAACCCAATGCAATCACAAAAAGAGATGTATAAAGATATGGATGTCTTAATCCGATTAGAAGATTGGAAACATGAATTAGAGGAATTAGAATTACCTGTAAAAGATACTTCCATTTTGGACAAGCTATTTATAGCACCCATGTGGAACAATTGGTATACACTTAAGACTCGTACTAGTGTTGCTGACCTGTATAAGGAAGATATTCTCACATTCGGATATAGCTTATAAAATTTAGTTCTTGACTCTTGCTTAAATCTTTAGTATAATATATTTATAATAAGGAAATAAGCAATGAGCGATAGGTTTTATACACAAATGCTAGAAGCCACAGGTTGGGCTCCTGGCTACCGTAATACTTATACTCTTGCCGAATACAAAACAAAATATAAATTAACAAGGAAAAGAAAAATGGCTTGGACAGACGAACTAAAAGCTCAGGCAGTAGAGATGTATACTGCAGAGGAACCTACTCCTGAAACAAGTATGGAAATTGTAAAGATGATTGCTGACGACATAAACGAGAGTCCAAATGGAGTCAGAATGATTTTAACAAAAGCTGGAGTTTATGTAAAGAAAACTCCTGCGGCTGGTGGCAAATCAGGTGGAACTGGTGGTACTAGAGTCTCTGTTGCAGGTGCACAGGAAGAACTCACAGGTGCTATCCAAGACGCTGGAAAAGAGCCAGATGCGGCTATTATCAGTAAACTTACTGGTAAAGCAGCTCAGTATTTCGCACAGTTAATTAACGAACTGAACGACTAACTTTACCCCTTGAAGAACTCAGTCTGTTCGCAGGCTGGGTCTTCTTTTATCTTGTAGAATCACCTTGCAAGACGATACCATTGTTGGGACGCTAAAGGACTTTAACAACCCACAAGGAAACGCATGAAGAAAGATGACTTTATAAAGAATGTGAGTAATGCAGGCGATGCTATCATTACTTATCGTAGTCAAAACAGTCGCAGAATGAAGTATAATGTCTGCACCATGGACTTTGACAACAAGCATATTCAGACTAAAAGAAATAGGGCTAAACCAAATAACAACCAAGTATTATTATTTTGTTGGGATTGCGATAGCTACAGACTTCTAGTACCTGAGAATGTGACTTCTATTGTACCTTTAGCAGCGATATTAAAGAATGATAGAACTACATAATGCACCTCCAGTATACGAGAAACTAATACATTACAATGAAGAAAAACACGAGAGAGTTTACCTTACTGTAAATAGTTTTCGTAATACTGAGTACTTACATATTAGGAAATATTACCTAGACTTTGACGAAGAATGGAAGCCAACAAAGGACGGCATAGCTATACCAATAGACTTTAATAATAGCAAGGCGTTATTTGAGGGATTAGTTGAGATATTATCTATCTCCGAAGTTAAGTCTGTTCTTGAAACTCATTTCAAAGATGTATTAGATAAGATATACCTATAGCCCACAAAAATAATACTTGACAAATCCTTAGAATTTCTGTATAATATATGTATGAATAAGACAGAATACCTAGAATATTGTAATCGAATGTATGCTGAAGGGAACTCACAGTTGCCTGACGATGTATATGATAGACTTGTAGAGAATACTGAACTTGAGAATAAAGTCGGTCATACTCTAGAAGGTACAAGATACAAACATCCTTACCCAATGTATTCACTTCAAAAAGTCTTTATAGGCGAAGATGAAGAACCAAATTGGGACACCAATCAACCACATGTAATGACTGCCAAGATGGACGGTGCAGCTGTGTCTATAACTTATGTAGACGGCGTATTGTCACAGGCTCTCACTCGTGGAGATGGTAGGGAAGGTCTAGATATTACTGATAAAATTAAGTCTTTAGTGCCAAATAGAATATGGAGTAAAGGTATCAAACAGATTACTGGAGAAGTCGTTGCTCCCAAAACAATACCAAATGCTAGAAATTATGCAAGTGGTGCTTTGAATCTAAAAGACTTAGAAGAATTTAAATCCCGTAGTCTTACATTTATATCTTATGGTATTCAACCAGCAATTTGTGCTGATTGGATTGGGGATATGACTATGGTAAAAGATATGGGATTTAATACTGTCACACAAAGTGATTGGAATGAATTTCCTCAGGACGGTAAAGTTGTACGAGTCGACTCTAATATATATTTTGAAAAATTAGGCTACACATCACATCATCCTAGAGGAGCTTTCGCTCTGAAGACAAGACAAGCTGGAGTAGTTACTCGGCTCTTGGACGTTGAATGGAATGTCGGGAAGTCAGGTGCTGTTTCACCAGTTGCAATCTTAGAGCCCTGTGTGATTGGAGAAGCAACTATTTCTAGAGCAACTCTGCATAATATAGCTTATATAGATGCATTGGGGTTAGAGATAGGTTGTGATGTAGAAGTAATTAGAAGTGGAGAAATAATCCCGAGAATAGTAAAAAGAGTATGATTTGTGAAATTAAACATTATCAGCAGTTAACTGTTGATGAACTCTATCGCGTAATACAACTAAGAATACAAGGATTCATTGTAGAAAACAAAGTATGCTATCAAGACTTAGAAGATAAATACGACAAGCATCAATATTATATGATGTGGTATGAGAATGGTGAAATGATTGGAGTCAATGCTTTATGCTATAAAAAGAAATTTAAAGGAGATGATGGAACTATATATGAATATCCTGCGTTCCGTAGACAGGCGTGGATGTCTGAATACAAAGGCGGATGTACTACTAGAGATTTGACTGAAGGCAAGAAGTTCTGTATGAAAAACTATGGAAGTCCTAGAATGATGTTAGAAATAACTTATGAAGGAGGCAAACAACCTTTCTTAGACTTTGGTTTCAAAGAAGTAGGCACAAACACAGACTCAGCAGGAAGAAAGAATTGGATATTTGTATATGAGCCCGATACTTATTAACATAGATGTCTCAGGCATCTGCAACGAAACATGTAACTACTGCCCTCGTAGTAGTGGATATCCTAATGCAAAGGAGTATATGTCTATTGACTTATTTAAACAGTTTGTATCAACACTACATAGTTTTAAAGGGACAATATGTTTCACAGGCAGAGGAGAAAACTCTCTGCATCCCGACTTTGGCACTCTCGCCTTAATATTACATCACGATAATAGAACATATAGAACAAGAATCTTAACTAATGGTTATAAATTAGAACAAAAGATGCAGTACTTTAACTTGTTTGATACATTAATAATTAATAGTTATAAATCTAAAGAACAAATGGAAGAACGTAAAAAGCTGATGCCTAGAGCAAAACATAGATACTGGGACCAAAGTATAGAGCCAGAGGAATGGGGAGAGACTCCAATTCAAGTGTCTAATAGAAGTGATATTTATAATCGTATTGCTACAGATAGGTCAGCTATTAATGAAGTATGTATTCTACCTAAGACTAAAGGTTGGATTCATTGGGACGGCAGCATACAAATGTGCTGTAATGATTGGACAGATACTAATGTATTTGGAAATATTAAAACAGATAACTTCTTTAATGTATGGGAACACAATCCTGAACTACAGAAGTTAAAACAAGAATTATGGGAAGGTAATCGTGCAGCAAATCCAATTTGTGCAACATGTAATAGATTACCAACTAACAGAGATAGGAATAAGATAAAATGGCTGAAAAAATTAGAGATGATATAGACGCAATAGTAAACCTTAGTGGTGGACTAGAATGTGCTGCAGCTCTATGGTATGCAGTCGCCAAAGGATATACCCCTGTTGCTTTACATTTATATAATAAAGAAGGTTGGGGAAACGTAGCAGATGCACAATTAGCAGCTGCCCAAGAACAGGCCGACTATATGGGTGTTAGACTTCTAGTAGACGAGGCTAATATGCCTCAACAAAATAGAAGAAACAACTACCCAGTTTTACAACATCTATCTGCTATCTCTACACTAATGGTTGGCAATCCCTTTGTCAGATTCAAAGCTATTATATGGGGAGCAAACTCTGATGATTCATTTAGGCAGAGATTACAATTAAAGTTTCCATTTAGAGCAATAGCTTGTGGGTGGAGTCAGACGCTAG